TTACACCACCAGTTACACCACGAGATAAGAAGTTACGGTATGCATCTTGTTGATTTTTATTTTGTGTATACTCTGGGCTTTCTTTAAATGTATTAATGTATTGAGGAATAATATTTGCCGCATCATTCTCTACACTTGCAAGTTTTCTTGCCCTATTTTTAATTGTTGTACCATCTGCATATGTAATTGTCCAGTCACGTGAGCTACCTGTGATTTCATATTTAGTTGGATCGGCAGGAATATTACCAGACGTAAACATTTGTTTAAGCTCTGTATTAAAATGAGCAGGTGCATCACCAGTGTATTGATTAACTACATCTTCACCTATTGGCTCTGGCATACCCTGTGATGGATCATAGCCACCTAAGTCTGGACGAAGCACTGGCTTACGTGAACGATCATCATCAATGTAGTCAAAGATAGGCATACCAGTTTTATCACGACCTTGTATCGGTTGCCCAGTCATTTGTTGTGCCTGTTCAGCAGTATCAATATTAGTTTTAATAACTTTACCTGAAGCATCAACTATGTCAAAACTACCTGCTGCATTTTGCCGTACCGTTTGGCCTTGTTGTGCAGAAAACTGTGGTTGAGCTATTGATGTATAAGTTTGTGGTGGCGGTGTTACAGGTGCTTGTGATCCAGTAGGAAGTTGTGCAGTCTGTGTAGCCTGTTGCTGTGTCTGAGCAGCTTGTTGTTGATACTGTTGTGCTTGTAGAGCAGTCTGTGCAGCCTGTTGTTGCATTTGTGCAGCTTGATTAGCTGTTTGTTCAGACTGTTGTTGATATTGCTGTGCTTGTTGATTAGTTTGATCTCCTGTTACTACACCAAATTCTAACTGTGGTGGTCCTGTATTTTCTGGCGGTTTGTATCCTTGCTCAAGTAAGAATGAATCTAAACCTGCACCTGTTGCCCCACCCACTTGAAACTTTTGTACTGCACCACCTTTAGCCATCATCATAGCTGCTTTTTTAAACTCATCCATTTGATTTTTCTTATCAGGGTTTTGCTCTAGGTAAGAATTAAACCCAGACATCTCTCCTGTATAACCTAATGTTCCTGCAATACGTTGCATTGCATTTGGTTTGAAACCACCGAATGTAGGATTTTTAAATTGATTATTCATTGTTTATGCCTTACTTACCAAATGTCATCCAAACAGCACCTGCTATGAATGTTAGTGTTCCAACTGTAGCTAACTTTACTACAGTGCTCCATATACTTCTACGTGTATCTCTCCATGCTTCAAGTAGTCCACGTATTTCTATTATATCTTTTTGTGCATCCTCATCAAGTAATCCAATAGAACGTAGTGCTTCTTTAGCTCCACGTCTAGCTGCACGATCTAGCATGTCTTCTACTTCTTCTGATGTTAACTTAATGTCTGCCATAGCCTACGTCTTATGGTTTAGTAGGCCAATCGTCCTCTTCTAGATGAGGCCAATTAGAATGTGTAGTTATATCACGTAATGCCTGACGATATGTTTGCATTTCACTAGACATAGTAACATCTGACAAAGCATAGAAATCTGTTTCGGATAATTTATTATCACGTTGATTTCTATTACCTGTTGCTGCATTAGTATCTAACTGTTTTTGATACGCAGCCTCCTGCTCTGCTTTAGTGCCTAAATCATCATCATTAGTAAACATGTCTCTGATTTCCCAAGCTTCAACCCAGTTATTATTAGCATCTTGTACTGCGCCATTACGAGCAACAAACTGATACTGACCGATGCCTTCTGTCGGTTTGGGTGCAGGAAGCACAGGGTCTACATTAAGTGCTTCACACACATTATCACCCCATACTCTTGGCATAGACATGTTAGGATTATCACGTCTAAGTTCACCTTGTGTTTTTATTTCACCTGTTGTTTTATTTCTATATTCACCCATTTAATTGATCCTTTCTTATGAGTTTGATTATGCTGCAATTGCATAAAAAATAAATACTCTTCCATTTAGATTTAATGAAGCATTTCTTTGTACAACTGTAAATCCTGAATTTAACGGATCTATTTCATCATTAGTAGTATATGCGGCATCTGAGTTATCTAATGTCATAACAGAATCGTTACCTGCTACAAGTCCTCTGGTTGTATCAAAAACAAACCAACTGTCATTAGCATCTATAGGTTTAATAAATACAAATTTTGTACCATTACTAAATCCACAATCTATGTTTTGTGTACTACCATTAGTACTATTATTACCTGTGTAAGTTCCACACTTACTTACTCCATCTACAGATGCAAACAACATTGCCACATAGTAATCACCGTTAACGTTTGGACCAGTACTTTTATTACCTACACTAAATACAGTTTCTGTTGGTGCTGTGTCATTCCACCAACCAGTATCATCGACTCTAGGAGAGCTTGAGTCTAAAGACATTGCATAATCTTCAGGTGCAGATGAATCCATATTTTTATGATAAACAGCCCAAGGATGGGCCGTATCCCAACTTTTAACCCATATCATTTCAGGAACTGCCCTTAAACTATGATTAATAGTTCTACCTGCAGTACCATCCCCTGTATAAGTTAAAACGTCACAAAAACCTGGAGCACGTTTCCACATCCATCCTAAACGATCCGCATCAGTAGCCTGATAATCAAAAAAATAACCATTACTATAGTTAAAGTTTGCACTACTTGCACTTTGATTTACTTCGTTTTTATTATTAGTGGTAACTTCTCTACCACCACTACTTCTCCAATGCACTTTCCAATTAAAAGTTTGATCAGTTGTTTTATCTATTGCCAAATCAACTTCAAAATTGTTAGATGAAAAACATGGTAATGCATCAGTATTATCTGTAGGTCTAGTAAAACTATCTATAGCAAAAACTGTGCTTGCATCTTCGGGTACTTTTGTTGGCCTACGTATAGCTATATAAATATACTTACGCCCAGAGTAATTAAATTGATTATCATCATCATCTATTTTAAAACCTGTTGCATTAGCACTTATACGATGCCCACTTTTTCGAAAGTTTGTATTTTTATTATTATCATACCAAAAATCAACTTTATCAGGAGGTGAAGAAAAACTTCTATTTAAAGAATCTAGGATAATCCAGTCCTCTACATTTGACTGCCAACCTAAACCATATTGAGGCTTTATTATAAGATACTGAGGTTCAAATCCTAAGTTTATTGCAGGACCGTCATTACTACCATTTCCAGTGTATTCATCACATTTAATTATATCTAAATCACCATTAGCACCAAATCCACCATCATTATTATTATGGGCAAAAAGATATGCAGTAATTGTATCACCATTTCTATTTACTGGATTTCCTGTTCCTACACTAAATGTTGAAGCTGTAGGTTCAGTATCATTCCAATAAGCACTTTGTGCATAAGGTGCGTCAGTTTCATTCCAACGCATATACTTTGTTGCACCTAGAGATCTATGGTAAATATAAGAATCATAACCTGCACTTGATTTAAGAATCATAAAACCTGGTGCAGTACCAAGGCTATGAGATATTGTTCTTGCAGTTCCATTTCCTGTAAACTTTACTACATCAAAAAATTTTGGACATTTTCGAAATGTATGTGTATGATATTTTTGTCCATAAGTTTTTACTTTGGAATTGTTTCCAAGACTAAATCCATTTGTATTAAAAGCAGTAACGCAATTACTAGCTGATATATAAGCACTATTACTGTTTGATTCCCAATGTTGTGAAGTGCCGTTTTCTGTATCTTGTACTATTGGTTTATTAGAATTGTTACTGAAATTTTTAATAAAAACAGCACCACCCTCAGTGCTTAAATCAATATTATTAACAACGTTCATAGTAGAAGCTTGAAATCCTTCGTAAGTATAATTACTAAATATTTCTTCTACATTTGGTCCTTCACCACCTGCTGCAGTCATCATTAACTTTTTAACATTACTCATTTTATACTATCCTAAATTTTGTCCTGATGTAAAACCATACCAGTTACTTCCACCATCATGTGTGTAAAATACAAATTGATCTATTGCATTAGCAGTACTAGTAAGTGTTGGTACAGTTGAATTAGGCCAATCAATAGTTGTAGGCCACGTTACTGTATAACCACTTGCACTTGCATCTTGTACAATTTTTAAACTAAAACCATATGCTGTATTATTAGCAGGAGGATTAGTAAAAGTAAATGTTGTATTTTCACTTAATGTTGATGCAAATACATTACCAGTCTCGCAGTTTATAGTTGTTGTATTACTTGATGATGAAACACTTTGATATGTTTCATTGTAAGATTGTACCACAAGTTCACCTGTAATGTCAACATCACCTGTATGTGTTTCATCAACTTTTGCATCTAGTTGAGTTTGTATTGCAGACGTTACACCATCTACAAAGTTTAATTCTGCCGTACTTGCCGTTGCACCATCTAATAAATTTAACTCTGCAGTAGAGGCTGTAACACCGTCTAATATGTTTAACTCTGCACCTGTAGATGTAACTGCTGTACCACCAAGAGTAAGACCACTTGTTGTTATAGTTATATTAGCTGAACCATCAAAGTTAGCTGCACCTGCAGTTATACCTGCAATTGTAATTGTACGTGCAGTTGTTAGTGTATCTGCTGTAGTTGCAACAATAGAACCCGAACCACTTATACTACCATTAACAGTAAGATCACCTTGTAATGTGCTATTACCTGATACAGCTAAAGTTCCCACATTTGCAGTATCAATAGAGCCAGTATCAATATTGGCAGTGCCATCAACATAGAGGTCTTTCCACTCAGAGCCACTAGCACCCAGATCGTAAGTGTTATCAGCAGAAGGAATAAGATTTGAAGCCACATCAGCAGTCACCGTTACTGTATCGGATGCTGCATTACCAAGTGTAGTATTACCATTAACAGTAAGATTACCAGTATTAGTTTGATTACCTGTAACTGCTAATGTATCACTTAAAGTAGTTGCACCAGTTACACCTAGTGTTCCACCTACTGTAGCATTAGTAGCTATGGCTGCAGTACCTGCCATATGTAAATCTTTATACTTTAAACTTGTAGTACCAAGATCAACAGCATTATTTGTTTTAGGACGTAGTAAAGAAGCTGTAGCAACTATGTCTTGACTAGGACCAAGTACTTCAATAGGAGCACCCTCAGATGTAGTACCATCATGGGTATGACCTGAACTGTTATTAAACGCAGCTTCTACGGCATTAAACTCACCGTCTAAATCGTCAGCATTAATAACATTACCATTAGCAATATTATTAGCTGTATCATTTCTTACATAGCCTGTACCCATAAGACTTTCCTTTATTTCCTATTGTTTTCAGCATATTCAAGTATTGCTGTATCTAACAAAAATGCAGCATCTGCACTATCATCTTCTATTCTTAATGCTACTGTATTACCTGAACCTACAATGTTATTATTAAATGATTGTGTTCTTGGTTCTCCGTATGTAGTAGTATTAAATATTGCTGTACTATTTCCGTAAAAACCACCACCACCTGCACCTGATGATAATGTAAATGTAGCAGGTTGTATTTTGTCTCTGTCATTTTGGTTATATCTTACACCTGCAACAACATTAACTGCACCAAATGGTTTTATATATAAGTCTAATTTATAAAATGTTTTTCGTTTTTGTGGGTCTGTAATCGGCATAAATGGAGATTCATATATTGCGTTTATATTACTACTATCTCTTGATGTACCACTTTCCATTCTATAAATGTAACCATCTGTATTTGCAAATATTATAAATTCATTATCTCCAATATACTGAGAGTCTGCTATATAGCATTTATATCCTTTTAATTCTCCCCATTGAAAACCTTGACCTCCTTGATCTACAAACTTTGTTCCTAGTACACCTTTAGCTACATCTACAGTTTCACCACTTACATAACTAAATAATCTGTACTGGGCTTTACCTCTAATTACAGTGCTTGAAAAACTTTGTGCAAAACTTTGCATTTCATTTACTGTAGGTCTTATATTTTTAGATGCAACATCAATTCCAAAGTCACCAATACGTTCTGTAGAACTTAATGTACGTAGTCCATCAGGACCAAGAAACATAATGTCAGAGCCAATCTCTTGTATCGTATCTGCACTTAAACAACCAAGGTCTTCTGTAACTGCACTTAGTGTAAAATCAGCAGAGCTTGATCCAGTTAGCCTCATAATTTTATCACGACAAAATACTATTAATGCATCACGATAAACTTTTAAACCTGTTATATCAGAATTAAGACCTATACTACCTGCACCATTTGCAGGGTCAAAGTCTGTATCTGAATAAGGTGCAGTAAATATTAACTCTGTACCTTTACCAAAAAACAATGTACTTTTAAATAACTCTACGGTGCTTGCACCATTTACTGCAGACTGACCAGTACCACTTCCTGTTATATAAGACATTGTTTGATTACTGTCTGTATAATAAACAGGGTAGTTTGTACCATCAACAAATACTATTTTAAGTGCATTGTTAAAGTTATAGCTTACGTGCCTAGCACGAGTAAACCCTGTACTACTTGCTGTAGCTTTAGATGACCATGCAGGATTTGTGTCTGTAGTATTTATTAAATAATATACACCACTACGTGCTGCAATAAATCTTTCTTCATCTTCATTTTCAACAACAGCTAATGCTTGTACTACACCACTACCACTTAACTGAGCATCGTCTAGTTTACTGTATCCTGCTACTTTACGATAGCCACCATCAAGTGAAGGTTCAAAGTTTTGTAGTATAAAGGCAGAACCTACAGCATTAATACCTTGTTGCAAAGGACTTATGTTTGTAACCAAACCACCTGTAAACTGTACAGGGAATGTAGACCATGCTGTAGTCATATGTTATACTTTCAATAAACCAAATGTACTAGGGTTACTGTACTTTACTGTAGAACGTACATAATCATAAGTATTTATGTATATACTACGCATAAACTTTATACCTTGTTCAAACTTTTGTTGGGATAGTTGTGCAGATTGATTGTCACCTCTAAACTGATATGCATAAAACATAGCACCATCAGTGACTACGTGTTTAAAATCTGATGGTACTGTAGGTACATCATCTTGTAATTCTAAATCTACAGGATTACGATAGTATTCATATACTAACTCATATGCTTTATCAGGTGTAGGAAATATTATAAATTCTTGACTAGGTGCTCTACTTACAAATCTTGGTTTAGTACGTATACCTGTATCACTATTGTACTCATAGTCAGAATGTTTGTCAAGATATTCTTGATATGTCATGCTCTGTAGTTTAGTAGTTGTGATATTTAAATCACTATTACGTTTCATTCTAAAACTATCCATATTAATTGACTTAGCATCGTAAGGATAACCATATCGTGTAACACCTGCAGTTAATATATCTTCTTCTTCTACATGATTCCAAGGCCAACCAAACTCTTCGTGATTGATATGCCTTATAGCACTATTAACTGAATCTTTAGCTGTATTGTAGTAACCTGTTGCTGTTGCAAAATTAGAACTAGTAAGCTCTACTTCGTTTAGTCTACGATTAACCTCATTGACAAGACTTAAAAAATTGTATGCCATTACTTTTCCCTCACACGTAATAATACTGTACGTTCAAATGTCAAGCCATCAGATGTAGTTACAGTACAATAAAATTTATATCTTACGTTATCTGTACCTAAACTTACTCGTGCAGTAACTACTGTGTTTGTAAGTGTTGAAGATACAAGCTGTATACCATGTACTATAGGACCACTTGCAACAAGTGTAGTCTTAACTCCATCTGCATTGTCTACACTCCAAGCTGCAGTGCTTAAAGTTGCAGAGCCAATAAAACGTGACCAGTCTATGCTGTAGTCTAGTATTTCATCAGGGTCTTTGTTAGGCCATTTTAATGACATTATATATTCCTATTATGCTGCACGTACATATGACGTGTTTGTATTTGAAGAATGTGAAGACAGATAAACTGTACGTGCTCTACTATAGTTTTCTTTTATTGACTCGTAGTCAAACTGTACAGCATTGATAGTTTCATTACCTATAGTAAACGTTCCTTGAACTCCTGTTGGCACAACTACAGCTTGGCAGTCTGGGGTAACAGTTCCTAGTGAAGTTGTACCTGCAACACCTGTGAGTGATAACACACATTTAGCTACAATAGTTACAGAACCAATAGAGCCTGTGGCTTCTTGTCCAGTAGGTATGTTAGTTGAACCTGCTTTGCCTACTGCTGCTGTTATTGCAGTTGTACCTACTACACCTGTTATTGCTACGTTAGCATCTGAAGATGGCGTAATTTCATCTCCGTTAACAGAAGGATCATCTGTAATGCAAGTAGCTGATACACCTGTTAATGCTACGTTTGCATCACCACCAAATGTAATGCCGTTGACTGCACCTGTACCTGCTACACCTGTTACTGATATTACAGTACCTGCACCGCCAGTAATTGCAATAGCACCTAATGCACTTGTACCTGCTACACCTGTAACACCATGTGTTACTCTACCTTGCTCAGTAGGTGTGCCTATTGTACCTGTAGCAGATACACCTGTGAGAGCTACACTAGCACCTGCTTTACCTACTGCTGCAGTTACAGCACCTGTACCTGCTACACCTGTGATTGCAAATGTTGCATCTTCTTGTTGTGAGCTTTCACCAAAAGCTACTACAGAAAAAGGATTTTGTCCAAAAGACATTAGCTATTTCCTATGCTGCTGCGTCACTTGCAAGTACACCGTACCAATTTGTACCACCATCACGTGTATGGAAAACTAAAATATCAGTCTCTCCATTTGCAGGTGCATCTGGTGCAGTACCCCCTGCCCATTTTACTGATCCAGGCCATGTGACCGTTGAGCCGTTGCCTGTAAGTTGCAAAACAAAACCTTGAATGAAACCACTAGCTGCACCACTAAATGTGAATGTAGTGTTACCACTCATTGTAAGGCTAAATGCGCCACCATTATCTACGTTACATGTTGGGCTTGTGCCTGATAATGCGTCATAATCTTCTGCAAGTGAGCCATCGTACAAAAACAGTCCACTGTCTTGAAAGTGAGCCTGAGTACCGCCAGTGTATAAGTTTATCGTATTAGTCGCAAACTCAACATAAGTATCGGTATCGCCTTCATGGTAAATTTTATCTGCAACATAAATATTATCTACACTTAACTCACCTTCTATGTTTACACCTCCTGAGGTTGTGTTTAGTTTGCTAGACCCATTATAATAAATATAAACTGCACCATTTGCACTTGCAGTTAAATAATTTTCGTTATTTGCACCATTTTGTAATCCAAGGGTATCTGCACCTATATATAAACCACCTGAACCTGTATGACTAAACTTTGTATTAGACCCATCATGTCTAATGTTTGCATCAGACCCTGACCCAATTATTAACTGACCATTATCAGCTAATTTTATATCATGGTTAAAGATAGCAGTACCTGCGTCAGACATATCAAGGGTAAGGGCTGTGATACCAGAGCCACCATCTACGCCTTGAAAAATTATATCTTGGTCACTACTAGCACCTTTAATGTAATTATTTGAGCCATCATGGAAAATTTCAAAATCTCCACCTGCACCCATTCTAAATCGTTTGCTATCGCCTAGATTTATGTCATCATTAAAGGTGGCTTCACCTGCGGCTGACATGTCTAAGGTGAGGGCAGTTATTGCAGAGCCACCATCGTTCCCTTTAAACAACATATCAGCATTTGAAACAGCACTATAAAAAGCAGGGCCACTGCTTACACTGCTGATTTCTAGTATTGAAGTCCCTGCATCTTTAAATCTCCAGTTAGCAGCATCAGAATCAAGAATGATGTCACCACCAACATCAAACGTAAGATCACCACCGTCAGATATAGTTGAGCCATTTATTGTGATGTCATCTACAGTAAGTGTTGTTAGTGTTCCTACAGATGTGATGTTAGTCTGTGCAGCCGTTGTAACTGTACCTGCTGTTGTTGCCGTAGCAGCATTGCCAGATGTATCCTGATTACCTGATGTATTAACTCCTGGTAAGTTTATATTTCCAGTGCCATCAAAAGAGACACCGCCTATATTCCTAGCTGTTGCAAGAGCAGTTGCAGTAGCTGCGTTACCTGTTGTAGAGCCAGATGACCCTGACACGTTACCAGTTACATTACCTGTTACATTACCCTCTACGTTAGCTACAAGTGTACCTGTGCTAATTGTAAGATTGCCTGTAGTTGCACCTGTAAACGATCCTGTACCTACAGTAAATTTATCTGCACTTTCGTCATAACCAATAAAGGCATTGTCTGATGAACCACGTTCAATAACAATACCTGCGTCATTTGATGGAGAACCAGATGTTCCATTTCCTAATTCTATTAATGAATCTTTTACTACAGTATTAGTTGTACTAACAGTAGTCGTTGTTCCGTTGACAGTAAGATCACCAGTAACAGTTAAGTTACCACCCATACTGACATTACCACTTGTGTCTTCATTTACAAGCTCAATCCAGTTGCCACCGTGTGCATAGTAAGCTTTACCTGTACCGTGAACGTGTGCAAACATACCATGATAAGTCGATGCACTAGGTAAGTCATTTGTACCTGAATAAACATTACCAAATAATATTTTGTTACTACCTAAATCTACATCACCATTAGCATCTTGAAACACAGCTTTTTCAGCAGGTTGTGTAATAAACACTTCAGCCTGTGCAGTAATGTTTATGGCACTTCCTGAATTAGAACTTTCAAGAATAGTAGTACGAGCTAGGGTGGCACTACCTTCTGTCCACGTTCCTAGCCCGACTTCGTAATCATTTGTACTAGGCACAAAGATACCAAAGTAAGTAGTATCACCGTCTGCTAAAGCAGCAGCAAAAGTTTGAAACCCATCAACGTTACCGTTAAGGACTATATTACCAGTGCCAGTTGTGGTTGTTGTTTGTTTTACTCTGTCTTTAACTACGAGAGCCATAGTTCATGCTCCTATTTATGCGATACGTATGATTGCGTTAGATGCATCTGCAGTTGGGAACTGAATAGTAAAGTCACCGTTTGTAGATGTTTTAGTTCCACCAAAGTCAATTACACAAATTGCTTTGTTAGATGCAGATGAATTGTATATAATACAACCATCAGCAGATATGGTAGCTGAAGCAAATACTTCATCAGTAAAGTCTACGATAGCTGTAGTTCCACTTACGGAAATAGCAGCACCGTCTAGGTTTTGCCCACCTGCTGAGTAATTTGTACCAGAAGCTTCATCTGAGTTACCTGTTACAGTTGAATAGTTAGTTGTTGTGGCATTATATGTACCTGATGGTGATGCCTTTATAAGTGCAAGCTTTAAAGTGTGGGTATCCAAGTCGTGAATACCAC